ATGCCCCTGCGTACTGCGTAATGTTTGCAGTTGTAATCGTAGTTTGCGCATAGGCAACCGTGACGACCCACAGACCGATGTAGCCAGAATCTGGGGAAGGCGTTGTTTGTGAGCCTGTTGTTGCGGCAGTTCCCGCCTTCACTTGCAAGGACACGATCCCTTTGCGGAAAGTGTTACTTGTTGCTCCGGAGCCATTCGGCCCCTGATATGGCGACGATGGCGTGCTTGCATTGTAGAACGGAAGTACCACTGGGCTAGCGCCAGTCGTCGGATCAATTGACACGTCCGAGTCTGCATAACTGGCTTCGATCAGATAGTTGATCGACTGCCCGGACGTCGTAGGCGCAGCGAACGCGGTGATGCCAGTGGATGAATTCGGTACTACCACCGTATCCAAGGCAATGCCCTGTTTCATGATGGTATGCGCGGTATCTGCCGGCAATGTGCCGCATGCGGTCGCCTCCAACTGCGCGGCTTGGTAAATTTCGCCGGCAGCGATGTTCACGAACATGGTTGCTACAGATTGCTGTGTGCAGGCCAAGCCATTAACAACCGCCGTGCTGCCGAACATGGTGGAAATCACCTTGCCCAGCGCGACCATCTTGTTCTGGTCTGGCTTGCTGAAATTCCATTCCAGAATCGACTGTCCGACATAGGTCTCGATACGATCCATATAAAGCGTTCTCCAATGAAAAAAACCCGCATTTGCGGGTTTTGGGATGTAGTGTTTTGCGTGTTATGCCGGATTAGTGATGCCTACCCAGGCAGTAATGCCGGCAGCGCGCGTGGCATTGATGGCTGCGTAAATATCAGCATCTGATGCCGCACTGGTATATGCAGAGAGCGATCCAGTGTAGGACGTTGCCAGCGGCGTATCCATGGCCGTGATCTTTGGCGAGTCAGTAAAACCCATCCCCAAAGACTCGCCCTGCTGTTGCGGCCGGTAGGCGGTCACCAGCACTGTATAAGGCATTGCCACAGATCCCATGCGCGCCACACCGCAGTATCCTGGCGATGTAGGTGCGTTCATGGCTCCCGAATCGTTGGGCATGCCAGGCTCAAATATCGTGGGGGCGTAACCTGTCAACGTAGTTAGCACCGATATGTACGCCTTGCGGGTCGCTCGCTCCTGAAAAAGATTGGCGCGTATCCGGGCCAAGAATGCGGCATCTGCTTCCCCAGTCTTGCGCGGCAAGGCATCGCCAAAGAAATCGTAGGAAATCAGATCAAGCCATGCATCCGTTGCCGTCAAGATCCGGGTCTGAGCCTTGGCGTAAATAAACAAGGCATACGACACCGCCAGAACTGATGAAATACCAGCGAGCAGCCCCTCAAGGATCGGCGCTGAATCAGGAAACCACCCGGCTGGCAAATAACTACGCAGGCGGGTGAGAATGTCATCACTATCACCTGTCGCCATCAGCTCACCGTTACCGAGGTTGTTTTGATCTCTTGCACGCCGCTTGCGGTCAGATCCGCAGTGCCGCCATTCAGTGTCCAGCTGGTCACGTTCGTCACATATGACGAGGCACCATAAGCAATGGTGGCCAGATAGCTGTACTTCAACGACGATCCCATGGCCAAGCTATTGATATAGGCCAAAATTGCAGCTTGCACGGTAGCCGTAACAGTCGAGTGCGCCGGCGCATCTGTGGCTGTGGACGTCGTAATGTTCATGACTACGATGGCCGATAGCAGTGTCGGGCCATACACGCCATAAGTGATCCCAGCAGCACGGGTTGACTCGACAGCGCTGGCCACAGAATTCTTAACATCTGACGATGGCGCGCCGGTGCCGTCATCAACCACGACAGTCAAGAGACCGGTCTGAGATGTTCCGCTGAATGTTTGATTTTCGATAATTTTGTAAGTCAGCCCCTGCTTTACGGACAAAATTGCAGCGCCAATCGCCGCCAGAGTCGCCTTGGACAAGCCGGCCAGATAAAGAATGAACCGCGTGCGTGCTGCAGCATCAGTTTCAGCATCGTAGCCATTGGTAAAAGCATTGGCATTCGTGACGTAATCGACCCCAGAAATCGACACCACCAAGTCGCTGATAGCCGCTGCCGCCACATTACCTGCCGCGCCTGCAGTCAGACATTGAACCGTCACATTGACACTGGCCTGGCCGGCCGGAATGACATAGGCCGCCTGAGTGGCGTCATATGCCGAATTCGTTGTGTCTGCAATTACTGCGAATTGCACGCTGCCATCGGCGCTTTGCACCGTTGCCGTGGTACCCACTGGAATCACCGCCTGATTCGTTGGCGTGTAACGTGAAAATGTTTCTTGCCCGGAAGAGGCATTCGCCGCCAATCGCGTGAAACCGAAGTCCGCAAACCATGAGTCAAGATCAGTGCCACTAGATGTAGCCGCGCGCGTCACCGCCAGCAACGCCAGAATCATGCCCTGGAACCACAGCGCAACCCCAGCCATGGCCTGCCCGATCGACAATAAGGTCGAGCCTTCGCTAAAATCAATCAACTTGGCAGCCCGCCCTTGTACGGCCGTCGCGAAATTTTGGACGATCTCGGTAAAGGAGTAAGTCTGCATCATTGGCTCACATCAAAATTGAGGATTACCGGCTCACCGGTATTTGCATCGTTGTAGCTGATCACGGCACCCAGGACGTCGCCACTGGAAATCAATTGAACGTTGGGCGTAACAGGTGCCTGAGAGACGCTAGATTCCAGCTGCATTTGCGCCTTGATCTGCGCGATAGTTTCAGGAATATTGACCGGCGAACCGACCCGACGACCAAGCCCGGCACCATAGTCGCTGGCAAACGTGTAATCCGGCGATGCCGTCACATTGCCGGCGCTATCAGTGAGGGCCGGATTTGTCAGCAACCGCCGGTAGCAGCGCTGCTCTCCAGTGGTAGTCACGTCCGCGACAAGCAAGTCACCTGTCGCGGAAGCTTGCAGATCGGAACCGTAATAATGCGAAACGTCGTACATGGGAATCCTTAGTTCGGCTGGTCGGTATTGTTGCCAGCGCCGTTTTCATGGTGCGTATGGGTCGATACCGACTTGCCTGCCGCAGTGACATCATTTGTCACGCTCAGAGGGCCGATCAGGGTTGCCCTGGTCGATCCTCCTGATGTATTGGTTTGCGATATTGGGCCATTCAGCGCAATAGAACCGTTCAACGTAATTGTCGGTGCCGTCATGCTGATACTTCCCGTTGCTGCAGCATTCAAATTGCCGCCAGCAGTGACATCGACATCGCCGCCGGCAGTAACCACAATATTGCCGGCAGCTGATACCTCCACATCACCACTACTGACCAATTTGACGAACGAGCCAGACGTATGCATCGCCCAAATCTCTCCCGACGGCACCGATATTGCTTGATTCGATGTAGAGAAGAATCGCCCAATGATCACGCCGGAATTGAAATCCCCCTCCGGGAACATCACCAGCACCATGTCGCCAATGCCGGGCCCGATGGCGACACCAAAGCCATTACCAACACCAAGCGCCCCCAGTGCCATCCAGACACTCTCTACACCTTCTGGCTGAATCATCACTTTCACGGCCGGCGCATCTGGGTCGTAGCTACTGATTACGCCCCATCTCGGCATTGATAATTCGTTCTGCGCCAGCCCGGCTTGCGCACGCATAGCATTACTTAGCTGATCAAATCCATTCATAGCGCCCCGATTTCCGATTCTGGCGAGTGATTCTTTGCCGATGCACGCATAACCCAGCCACCATCGACCGACATTGATCGGCTGATAGAGTCAGGGTAATAAAGCTGGTTAAACGCGGTGTTCGTGCCATCCAATTGAACAACCGAAGTGGTGTCTAGTGAGTCGTCAGGCGGCATCTCGAAACTTATCTTCATTTCATGCTGGATCAGTTGCGCATATAGCTTTTGCGCCTCTTGCGTAGCCTGCTCCTGAGTCAAATTTCCAATTGTTCTCCAATAAATTTGAGTTCCCCCAAAGATGCTGGATTTACCGGCCTGAATCGTCTTTGACTTGCCCGGAAACTGCGCCGTGAAGCCCTTTTGCTGCTTTTGATTCCACGACCGAATCACCACCTCAATTCCGCGTGAAACCGTCAGACCGCGCGTGCATTGCAGGTTTTCAAAGTTCGCGGTGGGCGCGCCACCATTAACGCCGTCTTGCCAGATCAATTTGAAAGGTGTTGATGTTTCGCTCGGCCCCGGCCCGAAATACAGGGTGGTGCCGCGCACATAAACAATGAAACCCTCGTTTCCTGCCAGATAACACAGCACATCCCACTCGCTGCGTGAATCGACCATGTTGGAATGATCAATTTCGTAGAATTTTCCAGCTTTGATCGTCGTCGCGGTTACAACCGCTGTCAACCCATGGCTTGTAGCCAACTGCGTGGCAATCTGCGATGAAGTCAAGTTGACCCATTTCTGCGTCGTTTTCGTATCAATGAAGACCCGCGTTAAATCCCGGCCGCTCACCTCAATCGTGCCGGCCACAGGGTCGAATGAAATTTCATCGACTTGTCCGTAAATCCAACTTTTCAGCTCAGCAGCACTGAATGACGTCGGGTCGGCAGGCTCGCCGGCAAACAGCTCGACATACATATCGACCTGCTTCGAAAACCAATTCTTGTCACGATCCGCCGGAAGACCATCTACAACAAACACTACCCGGAATGTATCAGCCGAAAAATAGTTGTTGTTATCGACCTCGAAATAGGTCCATCCCTCAATCGCGGTTCCGTTGAGCTGCACGATCCCGCGCGGCTGTGCAGACAGCTGCGTTGTTGAATTTGTTGCCATTGGGTTACGCTTCCAGAATGCCGTCGGTGTCGTTCGTGTTCTTTGGGATGTTCAGCGTAGAAACTCCAGTCACTTCCGGATCCGTAACACCGTTCGCGCTGGCGATCGTCGTCCAGCCGGTGGCCGTGCCGTAGCTCTTCGCCGCCAGATCGAACAGGTTGCCGCCAGCCACGGTTACCGTCTTCACGCTTGAATTGATCTGGCCGAGATTGGTGCCCATGCGGCCAAGCACAGAATTCAACTGCGCCAATTGGCCGCCGGCCAGTGTCGAATTGACCTGACTGGTCAGGCTTGCCACGCTCTTGGCCAGGCTATTGTTTGGCAGCAGGCCGCCAACGGTCGTCACGTTCTTGAGCACGTTTTCTGACGACGCAATCAGGACCGAAACCTGCGATCGCACGGCGTTGAGCGGCTGCAAAACACTGTTGATGGTACTTTGCGTCGCCTTGGCGAAGTTAGAGACATTGGAAATCGCAGTATTGAGCGTTGTCGTCAAGCTCGACAATGTGCTGTCACCAATGCCGTCTGACAATCCCTGCGCCGTCGTCATGTCCCCATTGATTGCCTGGTTGACGTCGAATGCTGAATTTGTCGGCGGCAAATTCGTCCGATCCTCAACCACCTCGCAAACAATCCGATATGGGATATTGAACGGTGCCTCAAAATTGCCCACAAAAGTGCGAATCAGCACCAGATAACTCATGAATGACCAAGTCAACACCAGTGAGCGACCATCATTCTTCATCCGGTGCAGCGTCAACGCTTTTTCAAGCGCATTGGCACCGACAAAGATGCCAGACCACTCCAATGGAAGTGGGTCATCGCCCATTGCTTTGATGATCCGCTTACCGCCAACCAGCCGATGAATATTCAGCTTTTGGTCTCCACCGAACGGAATGGTGCCGGCCTCGGTGTCACCAAATACGACATCACCGAGTTTGAGGATTATGGATGCCAATTTGCCGCCCAAAATGAAAATCCCCCGCTGAATTAACTCCTGCGGGGGATGATTTATGCCGAACTCTTTTATCCGAGCAATGATGCAATTGCGTGCGTTGCTGCCAACTTAATCACATCAAAAGACAGAGAAAGCCCTTTCTCGCGCGCAATTGACTTGACCTTGTTCCAGACCGATGCCGAACGAATCTTGTCAAGAAATTCGTGGCCTTCCCAGGTCAAGCGTGATGCATGACAGCGCAGCGGCCCTTGCAAGCCTTCCGCGCAACTTCCAACGACCAGACCCGCCTCGATCAGCAGTCGAATGTGGTGCGAGACTGTTTCAGGATCATATCCATCGACAGATGCCGATTCGAGGTGACTTTGAGTGTCGCCCAACGCCTCTACTCCGAGCAAAATCGCTCGCACGCAATCCCAATTTCTTTGCATATCAACCTCTATCGATTCAGCGCTGGTGTTGGCAGGGATGCCCCAAGATCGTACCGGCCAGAGCCAAGGCCGGCATTCATCGCTTTCGCAGTGTAAAGAGCTGAAGCACGCGCAATCTCTCGACCATTCACTTGAACCACGGAGGTAACCTGAACAGGCCGTTGAGTGCCGGCAGGAGGAATGCTGGCATCATTATTCACCCAATAGCCGCCGCGCCCACTACGAACGAAATGTTGACCTGGATGCATATCTTCTGCCGTCGTAGTTGAACCTTTAGCGCCTTTCCCCCAGCGCACTGATGCGGCGGTGCCAGCCGCATGATTATCATTTGGCATGATCCAATCAAGAATACCAAACAAGGTCTTGGTAGCAACATAGAGAGCGCCGAATGCGACGGCTATACCGCCAATGGCACCTGCAATCCCAGCCAATCCAGCAACACCACCAGCGCCAACCCCTGTGAATAGAAGGGAGCTACGAATTAAGCCGAAGCCGCTCGCAGCCGACGACAGCAATGGTATTGCAAGTGCAACTG